CGACCTTGTTGTTCGATCGCATACGATTGTAAAGCTCTTTTGAAAGATCCTTCGTAGTATTGTAACATATCTGCTGGACCTTTCAAGTATCCATATGCTTCTACCAGACTTCCATACAAAAGTAAATCCTGATATTTATTGGATACGTAAGTTCCAGTGCTGCTAACTGAAGAATCTGTAAGACTTGTTGGTTGTTTTGTGTAAGCTAGAGTTATTTCAAATGTGCTATTTGGAGTAGGTGCAACTACCCAAAAATTAGCATCCCAATTACCATAATATTTAGGTAAACCTGATTGAGTGCCTGGTGTATCATAAAAAGTTGACATATACGAAGTATCTTTTTTTTCTAAAAATACTTGGTTACCAGAACCATCTTTTAATTGTACATATCTTATAAATCTTAAATCTGATGGAATAGTTACATATCTATTTCCAGCTTGTAGGTTTGAAGTAGCATAAAATCTGTTATCATCAGAATCAGCTTCTCTGTAAATTCTATTCTCTGCATTTTTGATTATTGTATCTAAAATAGTGTTGGATAAAACTCCATTATCTACTTCTGTATAGTTTCTGACATCATCTTGTAAGTTTGTTAAAGTGTAAGCCATTACTTAGAATCTCCTCCATGTTTTCTACGTATTTTTTCTACTTTATCAGTTCTAACTTCTTCATACATTTCAAGATGAGGATCTTGTTTTGTAGGTTTAAATATATTTTTAATCCAATTCCAAATTTTATTTATCATGCGCTTATTGTTATAGGTCCAACGGAACAACCGTAGCCTCCTCCTTTAATATTTCCTGTTGTAGCAGTATCTGAATTCACTGTAAAGAAGAAGAAATTAGATAAAGCATAGTCTGTTGTAACTC